TTATTGTTATTATTATTTTTAGTAGGAATATTACAATAATTTCTATTATCTATTTTATCTTCTTTTTGTGAATTATAATTTATATTATAATTTTGTTTTTCATTTAAAGAAGGTGGTTTTTGTGTATTGATCTCTAATTCTTGTTGAAATTCATTTAATATATCTTTAACCATAGGATCATCACTATCATCTAATGTCATATCATTATTTTTAGATGTTTTTAATGGAATACTATCTAAACTTGTTGTCATATTCATATTTATAAATATAAATAAAAATAATTAAAGTAAATTACGCAAATAATTTAGTAAATAAATTTGGTTCTGATAATTTATTATCAGGACTTAATGAACCATTATAATTTTCAACCGGTTTTTCATTACATTTAACTGTTTCTTTTGAATATTTATAACATCCTTCTTCAAATTTAAATATTTTACCATTTATATCATCATTATTAGGAGCTATATATAATACACAATTATCTTTACATACTCTTTTAAAAATAAGTGCTAATGATATTCCAAATAATGCACTAATAATAGCTTGACCTGTTTCAGTATAAAATAATCTATTTATAATTTCTTTAATTTTCATTTTTTAAGTTCTTATCTATTATAGATAAAAATAATAATTAAAATTAAATTATAGGTTGTTCTATTGCATTATTATTACATTTTATTTCTTCTGGTTTATATTTATAACATATGTCATTATCACTTCTATAAACTATTTTATCAGTATTATATGGATTTGGGTATTTAATTATTATTTTTTGTTTAGGTGCTGATAAATATACAAATAATATCCCAATAGCAAAAGCAATTATAAATACAAGAAAATTAAAATTGAATGATTGTTCTTTCATATATATCTAATCTATAAATAAATAATAGAATAATAAAAATGGATGTATCTATAACTAATATATCATCTAATGAGGCATTTATGCAAATAATTTATAGTATTTGGGATATTATAAAAACATTATGGACTATTGTAGTATCAATATTTGAACAAATAAAACCAATATTTGAATTGTTACTTATAATATTAAAAGGAGTTAGTTTTATAGCAACAATAATAATTTATTTTATTAATTCAATAATATATTTAATATCACTATCATTTCAGTATATTTTTAATTCTATAAATGATATAATTATTAAAATTTTATATTTTATTAATATTCCCTTTAAGTATTTAAATAAAATTATAAAATATATATTAAATATTCTTTCTTATATAATGTTTATTATAGGATATATATTAGGATTAACAATATATGATAATAAAGAAGAATCTATATTATTTTGATTTTAATTTAGATATCTTAATTTCTTTTGTATATATATCATCAATAGTTTGCATATCAGGTAATTTATGAGAAATTAAATTTTGTAAATCAGCTATTCCTTTTGTTTCTTTCCATTTATTATATAATATTTGTCTATTTGCTATATATTCTTCATATAAAATACGATATTGTTCTCTAATATTTTCATAATTATTTATATAAAATTTTTTTTTTTTATTTTCTTTTTCTTGCTTTTCCATAATTGTTTTTTTATGTTTTTCACTATTCATTATAATTTCTTTTTTTGCATTAGGATTTGTATTATTAATTGCGGTTGTTAGTAATATTCCAAAATCATTCAATTTCATTTTATTTTCTATTATTATTATTATTTATTTTTATATTAGGATTATATATATTAGGTTGAGTATCTTCAAACATACTTTTATAATATTCATTTAATCTTTGTGAATCAGATAATTGTTCTTCATATTCACTTCTAGGAATATATTTAACAATAATTTCTGGTTCTGTAAATTTCTTATATTTTTTACTATAATATCCTTTAACTATTAATATCATACCTAAAAATAATAGAAAAATTGCTATTGCTTTCATATTTCTATATATAAATTAATATCTTTATTTTTTTAATTTACCTCCTTTAGAAGATGACATAGATAAATTTAAAGATTTAGATATACTTTCAGCATCTTCTTCATCTTTATTATCAATATTATTTTTATAATATATTTACAAAATTTATTAAATAAAGTTATATTATCATATTTATTAACATCATCTATTTTTAATATTTTTCTAACATATTCTGAATTTGTATAATGAATGTTATTAATATTAAAAGGAAAGATTAATAAATCAAACAGATTATAATTAAGTTTATTTTCTGAAAGTATTTTTAAATATTTATTATCGTTAGTTTCCAAATATAATACGATATTATCTTTTGTAGTATTTATTTTATTTAATTCATCTTTATTAAAAGTTTTTTTATATTTAAAATATTCTTGAATGCAATAAAAAACTATAAATTTCATGAAATTTAATTTATTAGCTCTATAATCTTCTTCATTTTCACTATTTATATACTCATTAACTTCTAATTCATCTATTATATCATAATATATTTTATTTTGATATCTATCTGTTAAATAATTAATATCTTCTTCATTTTCTGGAATAATATTATCATATAACTCAATAAATTTACTATCATCATTTATAATAAATATTTAATATAATCAAATGAACTAAATATACTTTTTATATTTATAAATAATCTTTATTATATCTATATATAAAACATAATATAATACAATTTAAAATAAAGTTAATAATTTTATTTCTATCTTGAATATTTTCTATGTTTTCAATCATATATTCTAAAATTTCAATTAAATTTAAAGATATATTATTACTATATTCAAATCTAATAAGATTATTAAAATTAAATAAATTATTAATTATATTTATTTCTATATTAGAATTATAAAGTAAATAAACATAAATATTAATATAATATGTTAAATTATAATCTTCAGCATTAAGTAATTTATTTAGTACAGATAGTTTACTATGTAGTTTATTTAATTGATTTTTATTTAATTTAATTCTTAATTCATTATTATTTATATATTCAATATATTTAGGTAATATTGATATAATTTCTACTTTAGTATAATAATATTCATAAATATAAATTAAAATTATTAATAGATAATTATTTATATCTGAAATATTAAAATCTTTTAATATATTTAATATATTTGATATATTTGATTGTTTTACATAATATTTACTTGGAGATTTATGTTTTATTTTTAAATGTTCTTTTATTATATTATTTAAATAAAGTAATTCGTCAGTATTTAATTTTGAAGAAATATCTATTAATAATTCTTTAATATCATCTACTGTAATTTTTTCAATATGTCTTATATAATTGCTAAGATTAAATGTATATTTTTCATTTAATAAATTTATTTCATAAGTTCCTAATTTTTTATCATGTTCTGTATAAGTATTTTGTTTAGGTTTAAAAAAATCATATTTTTTTGTAATTAAATTCTTGCAAAAATCAATTATTTCATCAATTAATGATATAATCTAATTTTTCTTGTGTTTTACTAGAAATTTTATTTTCTTTAAATATATATATAATAGATTTTATTATATTATTTATATATTTTTTTTCATTATCATCAGATGATATATCTAAATATTTAATATAATAATTAAATATTAAATTAATCAATGGATTATCTATATTATATATAATATTATTAATTAAATAACTATCATTATCGTGATTATTAATTATTTTATTTGTTAATTTAACTTTATTATAATTAATAATATATAAATATTTTTGTATTAGATAATAATGAAAATAATATAACTTTAAAATAATTCTATAGAATTATATAATATTATATAAATAATAAGAATTAATATCTGGATTATATTTATTTAATTCATAGTTTTTTTATATCTATAGATTTATTAAAATCATTTGTAGTTTTTTTAATTATATTTTTATTATATTCAGAAGTTTGTTTATAATTATTAATATCATTTGATAATATTAATTCTATTATTATATCAGTATATTTACTATATTTATCATTAAAAATAAATAATAATAATTATTTGATATAATATCTAAATCAATTTTAAATAACATATATTTTCTTATACTATATATATTTACAAAAATAAAACTATTCTACTTCAGAAGAATTTGTTCTTTTAATCCATGGATCTTCTTCTGCTAGCTCATCAGCAATATCTTTTTTATTTTTAGTTATTCCATCTGTTTTTCTTTTATCAAATACTTCATCTCTATCATCCATATTCTTCTTATATTGTTTCATTAATGTATTTAATTGAGTTTCAGAATATTCTTGATCTTGTAAATCATTTGGATTTGGAGACCACGGGCACCAACAACCTACTTGGCCAATATAAATATCAAATTTATTATCAACTTTCTTTAAAAATTCACATCTATTTTTTGCTTCTTCTACTGTATCAAAAACACCTCTAACTTTAATACCACGAACTGACGTAGTAAAGTTATTTTCTCTATGAAAATCTTTTTCAATTTCATCAGAATGGACTGATTTAAAGAATTTATATTGTTCATCCATTTCTTTAGTATCAAAAATATAATTATGATTACTTTTAATTGTATCTACTAAATCTTTAGAATCAGGATATTTAAGGGAAAGATTATCTAACAACATAGTCATATCCTTGGAAAAATTTCCTAAAAATTTAGAAAAATAATAATTTTCTTTATTTGTAAGAACATCTTCTGGACTTAAAAAAGATAAACAACAGTAATTTTGATTTCTGATAGCTTTATCTTCATCTAAAAAATCAACTTCTTTTGTTGATACTAAAGTTTCTTCTGTTGACATTTTTATACTATATTTATATTATAATAAAAATCTTATATATTTTTATTTTCTTCATATTAAATATAAAGAAGTTCTGAATATAATGGGTGGTGATGCTAGTTATACTTTTGATATATGGGAAGCTTTAATTCGCTTACTTAAATATGCTATTGAAGCTATTTTTGTAGCTTTAGCTGCTTATGCTCTTCCACAACAAAAACTTAAGGTTAGTGAAATATGGATGATTGCTTTAACTGCTGCATGTGTATTTTCTATATTTGATCTATTATCTCCATCTATATCAGCTGGCGCTCGTCAAGGTGTTGGTCTAGGTGCTGGTTTTAGATTAGTTGGATTCCCTGGTTAAAGGGAAGGAATAATTTTATAGTCTAATTCTTCACATATTTTTTTCCATATTTGGTCTTGAGCGTATAATTTTTCTCTACTTTTAAGTAATGGAAAGAATTTTAAATACTCATTCAGACCTAATATCTGAAAGAATTTATATAAAACATAACTATAAGATAAAAAATTCTTTCTATCTTTAGGACAGTGTTTTAAAAATGGTGCTTGTATATCTCTAAACATACTACATAATTTATCTTCTAATTCTGCTGAAAATTGTGGTGTAGGAATTCCATTAATTCTATTAATTATATAATTAATATGTTCATAATATTTATTTATTCGTAATCTTTTTAAAATTTCTCTCATTTTATTATAAGTGATATTTCTTGTATCATTTATCTTTTCTTTTTTTATTTCATTTAAAATCTTTTCAAAAACTTCATTAGGTATATCTGTACTTTCTTTTCCTTGAACTTGATTGCACCATTCTCTAAAATGATTTATTCTTTTATAACTAAAATGTGAAGTATCTTTGGTATTTTGTTTTAATATAGGTCTATTTTGTTCTACTAATAAAGGTTCTTGATAACCACAAATATTACAAATCATAATAGCATCTTGTTGAAGACAAGTAAGGCTATTATAACATTTTCTACAAAGTTCTCTTGTATCATATTCAATTTTTTTAATATGATTATTATTAGTAATAGCTAGATACTCATCGACTAAAGAACTTTTTTCTACTATTTTTTCACTATCATCATATATATCATTATTAATTTCATCATCATTTTTATTAATATTAAGATTAAATGAATCAATAATTGATTTATTTTTATATTTAATATTATTATTAATAATAGAATTATTATTTGATTGTTTATCAATCATATCATAATAATTAAATAGAATATTATGAGTTTTTTCATAATATTCTATTTCATTTGAATTATTAATTAATTTTATTTGGTCTTTTAATTTTATAATATCTTCTCTAATTTTAATATTACTGTTCCATAATTCATTATAATAATTATCATCAATTATTCCGTCATTATTATATTTAAATATTTTATAATTAATATTACTATATAAATGTTCATATTCTTTAATTTTATCTTTTGATGTTTGTTCTTCAATTATTTTAATAGAATAATTATTTATTATTTTATTATGCATAGCATCTAATGTTGTTATTTCTTTATTAGAATATACTCTTTTTTTATTAGTTTTATCTTTAAACATTAAAATAATGTTATATCTATTTTAAATGTTTATAAATATGCTTATATATTTAAAAATAAATGTTCTTTTTTTTTCTCCTATTATAGTATAAAGAATATAGCATAAATGGGTGGTGGTCTTCTTCAACTTGTTGCTTATGGCGCTCAAGAT